TACAGTTCAACCGGCTTGATCTTGCCCGCCGTTTCCGCATCGATATAATCCTGGGTTATGGTCATGACGGCCTTTCCCCCAGGAGAGTCCGAAACGAAAGGCTCATCCTTGCCACCTCCGGCGTCAAGTATTCGACCTCGATTTCATCTTGGCCGAAGCGACAAAAAAGAAGAAAGCATACCAAAAGCCGTTTTATGGAAGATTTCGGACAATCTCTCCCAACAACGTCGTCGAGATTTATTCGGGTATCGGAGGGAGCGGCGACGATGTCGTTCCACACATATGTATCGTCGGGCCAAATTGTGATTATCGACTTCCCCATCTCGTTTCCAAACCAATACAACGGGTAATTGATCGAGTCTATGTGGAGATGATCATCAGAGGCGAGAAAGCCCTCCGTCAGATGTATGTCCTCCTGCCAGGAAGGAAGCCAGAATCCATCCAGACGGCCCATTCTGGAATCGAAGAAATCGATGTGCTTTTGTATCTCCGATTTTTTGTAAGCGAGGTACTCATATTTTAAAGGAAACATCGTCTCGGTATAATGCGACAGCGGAGTCGTCTTTCCCAAAAAACCGAGCAAGTTATAAGGGTGATCGAATCCATCGTCGATGCCCACCCAATTCGGCTTTATGTTGAAAATGGGCACGCCCTTATATGCATCGAAGCCAGCCGCAGTCCCTATCTTTCTCGTGATTGTGCCGTCGAATTCCTCCGACGCCTCTATGTCGATTTGCCCGATTGCGGAATTGAGCATCTTCAGGGTCTGAGTCGGTGCGATTCTTGTTTGCAGGAGAGGATACACGGAAGTTCCTGTGGGCCACGTGTGGCTGAGATCATTATGCAACGTTATGCGGGTCTCCGTAAGATCGTCTATTTTCCACGTCTCCATAAGGCTTCGAGAGCCGACCATTGCCATTCCGCCAATCTCAAAGTTCCGATACAAAGTCGATCCGACATCAAGAATCTTTTGTCCGGAGGCTGCTACAACAACCAACTCTGTTTCGTCTTGCCAGAATGGAATTCCCCAAACTCCATAAAGATTCTTGTAAAGATTCCCCTTGAATAAGGAGCTCTCTTGTGCATTCAAGGTAAGCATCGAAAAAAGGAGCGACCGACGAGGCCACGTAAAAAGGGAACTCCTCTGCTCACCCCCCCGAAGATTGCCTCCGATAGTGGTTCTCCATCCCCTCTTGTATTTCACCGATTCCGCCCAATTGGGAATCATGAGGGATTCTTCTGACATTTCAAACGCTCCTTATTGAAGAATCTTTTTGACCACCATCGCCCTTGAACTTAAAACGTTTAATATCGCATTCTGACCTCCGGCGGAAGCCAGATACCGATCCAGTTCCCTCGGATCGACCACGTTGATGATACTCAAAGCGGTTCTTTGATCGATGGACGGCGAAATATTCGAGACTAAACCCCCGGAGGCAAAAGCCAAAGAAGGCTGCGATCTTGATGACAACCCGATCAGTTTCGATATGTCCAAGAGACCTTCGTTGATCATCGACATGAATCCCGGGCCATATTTCCTTACGGCAGATTCTTGTATCACGTATTCTCCAGCAGTGGCTCGGATGGGTACGACATCCTTACCAGATGGGCCGGTTACGGCTCCTCCATGCTGTAATACACTGATGATACCGGCCTCGCCTATGAAGCTTCCCACTGTAGTTGTTGTACCTCCACCACCTCCTACTAAACCAAGAAGCGCACTCAACCAGCTTCCACCTCCGCCTCCCCCTGCCGTCCCGTATCCCAGGGATTTGAGAATCTCCATCTTGAGAATCAGCATCCCTATGTCGACAAGCATATTCATGACGTTCTTCGCCATGTCGTCGGCCAATTTCTTGAAGGCGTCCTTCGCCGACATCGTCCCGCTGGTGAGATTATCGAAGAAGGATTTGAACGGATTTGTGACCGCGTTTAGAAAATCATTCACTGCATTCTTTCCCATCTGAAACGCCGTCGGCAGTTGCTCCCCAACCTCCTTTACCCCCTTCTCCCATCCCTGGATAAAAGTCCCCGTTCTCTCCTGTGACTGTAAAAACAAGTCATTTACCTTTCCCTGGGATTGGGCGATCTGAGTTAGAAAGTCGCTATATTTCTTTGGGTCGGTAATTTGGTCCACCAGGACGAGCCTCTCTTTTAGCTTAGCCTGGAGGTCTACCTCAAGACTGATCTGCTCGTTTATGGCCTCAACAGGCCCCATGGTCAACTCCTTGCGGGCCATGTCGATCATTATCTTTCTTCTGTCCTGCAATCCGTTGAAAATATCCAAATTAAGATCAGCCAGCTTTTGGATGTCGTTGTATCGATCCCTCTCTATCCCCAGAAGATCCTTTTCAAGCTTGGCGGTTTTCTCCACAATCTGGGCGTAGAGGCCGGCCTCCTTGGCTATGTCACCCCTGGCGTCAAGCTCCTGCTGAAGGTTCTGGATTTCCGTCGTCCCGATAGCAACAACAATATCCCTTCTCTTGGCGTAATAAAGCTCTACCGTTATCCGGTTGCGCTCGAAAAGGTCCTGCAACCTATCGAGATAGGACTGCTGGATCGATATCTCCTCTTTCGTTGAAGCCGCCGCAAGTGCAAGAGTGCGTTCCTTCTCTTTTGTGACCCGATCCAGATTGATCTTGTCGACCTCTGCATTATATTTCCCCTCGGCCACCAATTCCGCCTGCCTGATCTTCTCTTTGATGGCCGGTATCTCCCTTATCTTCTTGTCTGAGATCGCTGCCGCTACCTCGGCATTCTCCTGGGCCTTTAAGGATGCCAGGGTGTTTTTAAGCTCCATTTCGGCCTTGTCACGTTGGAACTTCTGGTCGATCTCAAAGGTATCTTTGGCGGCCAACATGGCTTCCTTTAGTGCTTGACTATGCTGGGCTTCGAGCCCGAGCATTTGGATCTGACCGGTGGCATCAACCCTGGCCTTTTCGGCATCGAGGCGGAGCTTCGTCAGAGCCTTTTGGAGCTTGTCCTGATCGCTAATCTGCCTATCAATCCCTGCCTTTCCTTCCTCGATAGCAAAGACAGCTTTGGTAGGGGTAGCACCTGTAGATGCCACTTTAGCCACAATCGGCGGAGCTTTTGATACCAAACCAAAGAATTCCCCGATTGTCGTAGTTATGCCCTTCATTGTGGACCAAGTGGATTCCAATATCATCTGCCATGAAACAACCAGTCCCACCTGCTTTTCCATCCCACTCAGAAATAGGGGTAAGGCGTCTACAACAAATGTCCCAATTAATTCTTTCCCCTCTTTATATGTCGAAGCCAATTTTTGCATTTTTTCGTAATTATTGGGGATGGTGACATCGCCGAGAAATTGCATCCTGGTCTGAGTTTGTCTTAGAATCTCCTGGACCACCGCCGATTGTTTGCCGAATTCAGTAATCATATCCACATCTATTTTCATCTTATCGGCATATCGCTCGAAGACCTTCTCCATCTCCATCGGGAAAGCCTGTTTTAGCAGACCTCTTGCCGCGAAGGTCAGGACGGCCCTTGTGATAAGCTCCATCGCTTCCTCAACGCCAATCCCCATGAGCCTCGCCCCGACCCTTGCCGACTCGAATAATCTGACGATATCGCCCGCAGGTATACCGGCGACAAGAAGTTTGTTGGCCACGAGCATAATATCCGTGCTGTCCTCATATACACCGGAGATCTGCTTGATGTCGGCAATCAGCTTTTTCCCATCGACCCCGATTGATTTAGTGACATATCCAAACGATTCTGCAATCGCCTCTGCTTTTGCACCAAGTTCCGCCCATTGAAATGCCTTCGATATCCCCGCATAAGCGGCATAGGCCGCTGCAGTGAGGGCGACCCACTCGGTCTTTAACATTCCGAGCGTCCCCTTCATCGATTCGACGTGGGTCTTGGTCTGGTCGGCGGTCTCCTTGGTGGCCTTCTGCACATCCGCAAGCTGCTTCTTGACCTCTCCAACTTCTCCTATGATCCTGATTATTAGCCTGGCTATTTCTTGATCAGCCATGTCACTTCCTCTTCTTCTTAGACCATTCCTTGAGCATCTTCATCTGCTCCTTCGACGAAGGTTCCACACCCGTTCCAGGTTCCCTTATCAAATAATCCACGTATTCCTTCCACATTCTTTTGTCTGCTCCAAAGGCCCTGTTCACGGCGACGGCAAGATCGAGCAATTCCCTCTTTCTCCGCCTCTCTGCGACCCTGACGAAAAGCTCAACCTGATCCATTGTGAGCCGGTCAAGTATGTCATCGGGTTCCCCGTATCCCCTGAAAACAAGCAGATCGACGGCCTCGCTTAGCGGGTCTCTTATGCCGCCAGGCTTCTCATCTCCCGTGCGAGGCCAGACAAGTTTTTTATTCGGCCCATATTTTGAAGGATGATGAGCAAGGCCACCTTCAGCGTCTTGTCAAACTCCCAATCCAAGACAGTGTCCAACTCGTCTCCTGTCGTCCTTACCACAAGCTCGGGGATGATGGGAAAAACGAGTCCGAGAAGATCAAGAATCTCATCTATTTTTTCGTCCGGCTTATCGAAAAGCTCTTTGAGGTAATCCTTCTTGATTCCCTTCTCCTTGAACTGGGTCTTCAATTCCCTGAACCAGGGTAGCAAGGCCGTGAACTGTCGGTACGTCCACGGCTTCAGTTTTACCCCTGAGATGACAATCTCAGGGAACAGGACTTCCATCTCGTCCTTTTTGGATTCCTCTTCACCCATGCCACAACCTCCTATCTGTTATGACTCACCAAGCAGGGTATAGTCGAAGTACGGGGATTCAGGGTGATTTGCCGCATCGTTCAGACAGGTGAACTCGAATGCCATCGTACCCAGAGCCGTATCATCGATTAGCCCTACGTCGCCAGTTGGCCTTAGTCTTACTTTCCATGCCTGAAAATGATACTTTGGCCCCTGATCATTGGTCGGCCAGAGTTCAAGTTGTCCTTCAACCACCGCGGCCGTCATCCCATGAATTGAATAGCTTCCGACTTCGCCGAAAAGTGCGATGCGAAGATTCTCCCTGTCGAACTCCTCAAGGGTAAACTTCCCGATGATCTTTTGGGAGACGGGGATGATGTCATCAAGCCTTTTTATGTTCTCCCGCGCCGTGTAGTGCTCGATCACCTCCTCGGTCGGGGTCAGGGCCATTGAGGGAACATTACCCAAATCCCTCAGTCCTGTCGGCAGTCCGTCGGCATCGAACCTGTCGAAGCTGACGATCCCCTTCCCGAGCCTCAGTAAACCCAAGTCGTGTGATTTTAGTTCTACCATTTTCTTGACCTCCTTTTTGATTTGGCCTACTTTGCCCAAAAGAAAAACCCGTCCCTCGCTCGTGCACGAGAAAACGGGCTTTTCAATAACTTTGGGCTTATCCCCAGTGACATGGCCAATGTATGGGGATTTTTATTAAACTGTTAAGCTTATTCTTTTTCTACATCCCCCCTCCCTTTCTAATAACTATACGGATTCCCGTAATTGTGCGCTATCATCACCGCATATGTGGAGACCGCCATCCCCGCTCTGAACTCGTCGTCGTAATAGAGAATGTCGTCCCCCGTGCACTCAATCTTAACGCAAGGCTTGGTTCCCATAAGCGCCAAAAGCTTTACTTCTATATCCGCCTGCAAAGCCTCACCCACCACGTCAACACTATCCATGCCCGTCCTCTCTATCGATGTCTCCACCTGAAGATCGAACTCAACAAATTGTACCCTATTGTCCCTCCTTTTCCGGGATGCGAAATAGGCGAACCTTATGAACGGAGCCTTGAAGTTATCTCTATCCGTGGGTACGGTCGGTCTCCGCTGCACGTCATGACTTGATTCAATCACGGTCTTCAGAGCCGTCTCTACCATGTCCATGAATGCAGTCTTTGCGGGTTTTGCCATCAATTACCCTCCTAAAATATTCACGCCAATCCCCTGCAAGTCACCCATGACCTTGAGGCTAAAAGCGGCAACTATCTCCTCGGGATGGACTCTGGCTGGGATGGACACGCTTTCTTTCAATAGGAAAAGCGGGACTATTTTTGTCTTGAATTCCCCCGCTCTTTTGCCCTTGACGAATTTCTCCCTTCCAAAAATTATCAGATTCCCTTTTTTGCTCTTGGCCACGAATGTCTGACCCCACACCGAATCGCTCGGAGCCGGGGCCTTTGTGAGTCCGGCCTTCGTCTTGGCCGCTGGCAACGGGATTGTAAGAAATTTCTTATTTTTGGCCGTGATTACGGTCGAGCGATTTCCCCCCACATGGACTCTTGCATATCTCCCGGCTGGCGTTCCTCCCCCTCTTGCGATGTCTCCCCCGATTGACACCCCTGCCTGGACGGACTCATCCTTGACTTCCGATTTAATGGGAAGTACTGAAGCCCTCAATGCTCCAGACCTGACGCTTATCGATGTACTCCCTGTCTGCCCGCTCATATGCTCCGTCCTGATGAACTTCTGAAGCCATATCGAATCAAGATCAAGGACCCTGATAAGCTTCTTGACAATTCCAGGGTAGACCTGGTCTATCTTGCTTTCATAGATGATGTCGGTCATGTTATTAGTTTCGGTTCCTTTCCGGTTAGATCAACCCACCTCTGGATTGAAACGGCACAATAGGCTGGAGAAATATCTATGGCTCTACATTTGCGATTAAGACGTTCGCAGGCGATTAGGGTGGTGCCGGAGCCGAGGAAGGGGTCGAATATTATTTTGCCTGCGCTGGTTGACACTTTTTCAAGTAACCATTCCCATACCTTGACTGGCTTCGGGGTCGGGTGTCCCTCTTCGCCTTCTCGATCGGACGCCATAACTATGCTGTCAGGCCTGCGTCCTTTGCCCTCTTTCAGGTAAGGGTCAGCCCCATAATACAAAATTGGATTAGTGCCAGCGAACCCCCACGAACAGCCCCCGCTAGGCGCGGGGTGTATCCATGCGCCAACCCAGGCGGGTTGTGGATATTCCCACATCGAAGGCACGCCGGGGGTAAGGGCTGCGGCAGGATATTCAAGAATGATAGGCATGATTTTATGAATAAGTTTTTTTACTTCTTCCGGTGTGTCTTGAAATTGTCCATAATTAACACCCACGCCATAGGGGGGATCTGTCAAAACAGAATCAACTTTATCGCCCTGTAGTAGTTTTGAAATAACCGCCCTGTCTGTGCAATCGCCGCAAATCAGCCGATGCTCTCCGAGTTCCCATAACTGCCCCAATTCCACTCCCCATTTTTCCTTTAACTCCTCAGCCTTATCAATTTGTGGTTCCGGAGGCTCTTCTGGCTCATCCTTCATCCATCCCTTCTCAAATTCCTTCCAGTCGATCTGAGGCAACTCCACATCCATTTTAAGGTCGTTGAAATCCAATCCCTCGGCGTTCAGAAATTCGTATAACCCATCTTCTGTCACATTGGCATAGATAGCCGAATAGACAAGAATAAGCCTTACAGCCTCCTTTCTGTTCTTACACCTGATGAAATTTGCGGGCAAAAGGCCAGGTATCTTATACCCGTTTCCCTTTATCTCCTCCATCGCCTTCTTCCGGTGGTGCCCGTCCAGAATCCATGTCTTCCCATTGTTCTGCCATACATTGAATGGCATTATGAAATCATTCTTCTTTAAGGAGTTTTTCAGCCTCTCAAAAGACTCCTTAGTCATCTCCTTAAGGTTTGGATTCTGAAGCCAGTCAAGCTTCTTCCATTCCACCGGTTCGGTCTTAATGATTTTGTTTTTGATCTCCTGGCTGTCAGTCATGCTATCGATATCCTCTTGAATTTATCCAATACGGCTTGGACTTCCGGCAGAAACTGTTTGATATCTGCCATCTTCGATATCGAGCCATCTGGATAGGTGACGGTCGATAGCCCCAGATCCTTCCTCCGCCTGAACCTGTAGCTAATCTGCTTAAGAAGAGCCATTTTTAGGCTTCCATTGATCGTGTCAGAGTCATATCCCCCATCGTACTTCACCTTTATGACCAGCCTGCCCCTGAGAAACGCTCTGCATCCCTCAAAAAATGTGTCGTCCCAGTACCTGTCCATCCAGGCGATGCCACCCGATCCTATGTCTTTCGGATTTCCGATCCTGAGTATTCCCCTTTCGGTGTAGACCTGGTATTCGCTGGGGTCGATCAGGGTGGATGAATCGAAGGTTCTTGATAGATCCTCCCACACCGA